TGCGGTTTTTTCGAGGCTTCTGGTGATCTTGATCGCGTCGGGAACCTCAACGTCGAAGCTGGCGAAGCTTGTCACGCCGAGCTCGACGTTCATGGTGCCGACGGCGTTCGCGCGCAGCTGGAGCGGCGCGGACTCGCGCAGCTCGATGACGTTCCGGTCGGCGCAGACGAGGGTGCCGTCTGCGAGCGCGCCGGTGACGACGATGTCGAGGCCAGCGATCTGGCCGGCGATACCGCTCGCCGTGGTCTGTCCGCCGGTGAACGGCAGGCTAGCCTCGGTCGCGAGCAGCTCGGCCCACACGTCGCCAGCCATGTACGCCGTCGTCGGGCGGCGGCCCGAGTCCTTGTAGATCGCGGCGGTCTGCAAGCCGATGGTGGCGAGGATCGTCGCGCCAGCTCCTACGGCTGCGGCCGCGTTCGTCATGGCGAGAGACAGCTTAGCCTCGACGGCTGCGTAGTAGTCCAGGATGATCTGGCGGAACACGCTCTCGCCGACGCCGAAACCGCGCTCGAGGCTGGCGACGGTCATGGAGACGCCGTAGGCCCACTGCTCGATCTCGACTTCGTGGTTGCCGATCGTGATCGCGTTCGACGGGGTCGGGTCGGACTCGGAGATCCAGCCGCCCTCGGGCGTTGTCGTCCAGATCGGCTTGTAGAGCTTCATGCCCTCGGCTGGCAGGGGTGCGCGGCGGACGTTGTTGGCGAGCGGGCGCTCGTCGGAGAGTCCGCCGATGATCTGCCGCAGGTACTGGTCCGGGACGAGGCCGACGATAGCGGCCGTGTCGATGACGTCGAGGGCTGCCTCGATCATGCGCTGCGCGTTCTGGTCGCCCTTCATCGCGCGTACCATCGCCGTGATGTAGGTGTCGGCTGCCATGATTGGCCGGGCAGCTGCTGTGGCGGGAATGGCTGCGATGTCGGCAACCACGCTTTCGTTCTCGAGCATTTCGGATCTCTCTTTCTCGTCCTCGGCGGTCGCCTCGGCTTCGTCTTCTAGGGTTGGATCGTTCTCGTCGTCGTCCTCTGCGGACTCGGTCTCTTTGTCGCTCGCGGCGACCTGCATCACGTCAGCGCCAGCGAACGCTGGGATCGACACGAGGCTGACCTCGAGCAGGCTGGCGGCGGTGACGGTGACGACGCCGTCGGCGCCGGTGGTGCCGTCGACGATCTCGGCGCCGATGCTGAGGCCGCCACGGCTGCCGCTTGCGGCCTGCGCGAGGGCAAGGTCGCCCTCGGCGCCGGCGTCGACGCTGAACCGGGCGAGCGCGCCGCCGGGCGTGTCGACGAGGTCAACGAGGACGCCAATCGGGCGGTTACGGTCGTGGCCGAGTAGCAGCGGCGTGCGCTGCCGTGCCTGGGTGAGGCTGCCGGCGGTGAAGGTGTACACGGTGCCGCCGAGGTTCGCGGTCTCGCCGTATGGCACGGCAACGCCGGTGATGGTCCGGCTGGCCGCCTCGGCGGTCCTGACGTCGATGTCAAACTTGAGCACGTTAGATGACTCCGGGTGTAAGGTCGAGGGCCGTCTGGCCTACGGCGGGGATGCCGAGATAGCTGCGCGCCTCGGCCTGGTCGATGATGCCGGCCGACACGAGGCCGAGCACGTACGCAGCTGCCGCCTCGGGATCGGTCCTGAGGAATGCGTTCACGTCGAAGCGGACGCTCTGGCCTCGCGGTGTGACGTTCGGCAAGCTGAGGGTGCGCTCGATGGTGTTGATGTACGGCGCGCATCCCTGCTGGACAAACTGCGCCGTATTCTGCGACACGTTGGAGTAGAGCAGCGCCGAGCTGTTCCCGGTCGGGGATGCGCCGATCATTGTCACGGGGACGTTGAAGAGGCGGGCGACGTCGGTCGCTGCGGTGGCTCGCGCGTCGACCAGCTGGAGATCCGCCGGGTTCAAGTCGACGCGCGTATACTCAACATTTTGGAGAAAGGCGACGGCGTTGGTGCGGCGCGCGACTTGGAATGCCTCGACGACCTCGGCGGCCTCGTCCTGGCCGAGCTCGTGGCCGACGTTCTGGAGGACGCCGGCGGGCAGCTCGACCGAGGCGAATCGGTTCGCCGCGTCCTCAAGTTGGATTGCCTGCGACAGCGTCCGCGCGCCGTACTGGAGCACGCCCTCATTCGATGCGTTGAAGTAGATAACCTGACCCGGGTCGAGCGTCGTGCCGTTGATGCGGTACCCGATGATCTGCTGGTAGTCGGTCAGGCGTTCAGAGAGGACGACGTCGACGTCGGTGATTGGGATTCGTCGGGCGCGGACGGGCAGGCCGCCGGGGTTCTCGCGTGTCGCGATGCCGTCGCGGGCGAGGATAATCCAGATTGCCGCGCCGTACCAGATGAGATCGTCCACGGTGCCGCTGATCGTGTCGACCCATGTCGTCGACGGGTCGGGCTGCGTTAGGAGCCAGCCCTGCCCGAGGCTCGTCGCGCCGCGGTAACGGTCGACGCCGAGCTGGGCCACGGTGTTGACGATTAGGTTTCTGCAGGCAGCTGCGGCCGCGATGCCCATCGCCGTGTTTCGTGTGAGGCCGACGATCCGCATCGTGGCGTAGTCGCCGGCGTACGAGGGGCCGGGATAGGTGACGTAGCTGGCCTTGACGGGGGCGACTTCTTCGCCAAATAGTCGCGTTGCGATGCTCACGAGACGGAAAGTATCACGCGCGTGTGCGTCAGGGTTGCCGCGCCGTCGTCACCTCTCGACGACGGCGCGGCGCGTGGAGGGAACCACGAGGCCGAGGGTAGCAGGTGCTGCGACGCCGGCGCAGCATCCGCCCACACGAGTGATGTGTCGCGCCGCAGCTCCTCGAGTCTAGCGTGACGACGCGACGAGGTGACGGCGGCGGCCCGTCGGTGCGAGCTGGTGCCCGGCGGCCCACACCATCGCGCGAGCGAGATAGATCGGACCTTCACTGGCGCGCTGCGACAGCTGCGAGTGACCGTCCCGGCTTTGGAACGCGCTCGCCATGAGAACCTGTTCGGTCAGTGCCTGGTTGTCGTCGTGGCGAATGTCGCCGGCGATGATCGCGGCGCGCGTCGGCCCGTACCCAGCAACCTGGTCGCTTGATTTTACGTCGACTATCGTCGCGTACTTGACGGGCGGCACGCGCACGGTCTGATGCTTCAGGATGACGAGGCCGCGCCTATCCTCGGCGAGGCGGTTTACCCAGTCCCACATGCCGCGGTGACTCGTCTCGACGTGGGCGCGGACGTGGACGCGGCCGTCGTCGTCGCGGACGGCGAACACGGCACCGATCGGCAGGCCTTGCACGCTCGTCTCGATCGCGACGCAGCCGGCGTGATGATTCGGCAAGTCGTCGGTGCTTGAGCAGTTCGTCCACGCCGACTCGGGCAGCCAGCTGGTCGCGCTCGTTACCCAGCGGTTTAGCAGCTGCATGGCGAAGTCGTTGGGCGGCTGCATTCGATGGAACGAGGCGACCTGGTCGCGTCGTTTCTCCGTCCAGATCGGTGATGCCTGGCGCCATGCCGTTTCGTCATCGTCGAGCAGGTCGGGCGCGGCCGACCATTCGATGAGTAGCACGTCAGCGTTTTCTGGGTCGTCAAGCTGGGCGATGCCTTGCTCGCGAAAGTTTCGGAGCAGGTCGCTCGATGACTCGCCGGCGGTCGACACGAGCCACAGCTGCGAGCTGGTGCGCTGGAGCATCGTCGGCATGATGCCTGAGACGACGACGGTCTCGTCGACGTGCCAGGCCTCGTCGACGAATGCCATGCTGATAGATAGGCCCGGCCCGGCCGTCATGTTCGCCGCGGCTATCATCCACTTAGACTCGTCGGGCAGCTCGATGGATTCTTGACCGTTGGCCTGGCGTACTTTTGCGCCAGCCTGCGCCTCGAGGATCCGCGCGCTCATCTGCCAGATCTCGCGCGCAATGATCCGGTTAGATGAGACGTGGAGCAGTGTCTGCGACTCGCCGAACCGATCGCCCTGGAAGAGTCTCCACGACATGACGCCGCGGGAGAGCCAGCTCTTACCGCACTGGCGCGGAACGGTGAGGACGACGACGGGCCAGCGCAGCTCTCCGTCGGCTTTGACCTCGAGGGCTCGCCGGATCACGTGACGCTGCCACGTCCACATTCGCATGTCGAGCCAGCGGTCGAGCCAGTCGAGACAGTCGTCGCCGAGGGTGCCGACGACGCTGGGGTCGGGCCGCGTCTCCAAGCGTGCCGGGTGGTAGCCGTCGTCCTCGAGGTCGTCCGTGATCGGTTCGGCGAGATTCGCGCGCGTTTCGATTCGATTCGGTTCAGTTTCGTGGGGAGAGAGACGCCCTA